GCGCGTTTGCGTAAAAAGAAAAAGAAATAATGCCTGAAACTATATATGGTACAGGAGCAACTGGCTTTTCTGACGGACAGTCAAGGCTTGTAAGTTCATTACAGCAGATGAAAAAGAAACGTAAGAAAAGGAAGAAAAAAAATAAAAAATGAGATATAGAGAAGCATATGAATTAATTGATGCCGCTGTTGGCAAGGCGGAACTTGGCTTTCCTGTAACGGAAACATTAAAAGCAATGTTTTTTGATCAGGAAGTAGAAAATATTGGTTTGAGGGTTGTAAAAAAATCAATACTGGAAAGTTTTTCAGCTGGAGGAAAAGAATTTGTCCTGACCGACAATAAAAGGTCAAATAAAATTTATAAAGTAGAATTGGAAGATGGTACTGGATCAACAAAAGCAGTTCCATATCTCGATAATGCCGTTATGTTTTACAGTACAGATGAAGATACAATAGCAAATCTTGCATACACATTAAGAACAGATGCCACGTCAGGCAGTATTACTGGCGGTACGAGGGCAAATCCTTGTTCTATAACATCTGCTTCTCACGGACTTGATTCGGGAGATTTTGTAATATTTAGCGAAGTAGATGGACTTAACCTTTCTGCGACAGGCGTTAATGCGATTAACGGAAAAAGACTTGCAGTTACAGTAACGGATTCAAATACTTTCACTGTAGCGGTAGATACCAGTTCAGGATATGATGCTGTTGCCACAACTGGTAAATGGCAAGAAGATACAGTAAAAATTGTTTTTAATAAAACGCCATCTACAGACAGTACGGCAATTAGGGTGTTCTTTTATGCACGTCCTGAACCAAAAACAGACAGTAGTAGCCGTGTTGATCTACCGAATCAGTTGTTGCCAGCGGCAATACATCGAGCAGTCGCACAGTTAATTAATTTAGATGGTAATTTACAATTAGGGTCAGGTCATAGAGGCTTGGCTAAAGCATTAGAAGAAGAATATATGGGTACGGATAGAGCAAGAGAGGCTATGCCTGATCTTGTACCTCAACCCCTTCAAGATTTTGTAGGGAAATAAACAGGAGAAAATAATAATGGCAGACAAAGCAACAGGTAGTTTGTCGGCATCGGTATTTCAAGATGATATAAAATCAACGATGAGCGGCAGTTCTGCATACACACCAGTATCAGGAGATGATGACGCTTGGATGTTCGCAGAAGTGGGAGTAACCCACAGTGGTACTAACATACTTGACACAAGTGATTCTTATTTAGGTTTAGCAGCCGCAGTATCGCTTTCAGATAAAGTAAAATGGGTAGCAATAAAGAATATTTCTACCACATCAACAGAAGGTCTTGGTATATCACTTACTGGAGATGCGGCTTATAATACTAATACTACTATGATACTTGGAAATGGAGAGATGTTGGTACTTAAAGCACCTAATCTTACAGTAGAAGGACTACATGGAAAGTCTTGCACATTAGATGCTAATGGGAAACCAAGCGCTCAAGGTACAGCTACGGTGAATTGTCAGGTAGCGGCTGTATTAGAAGATGTATAATAATTAAGAGGTAATTATGGCGACATATCAGACGAGAGTCGAAGATTTAATTGGAACAGTTGGTGACACCCAGCTGATAACCGACAGTTTAACAGATACTGCGGCAGAGTTAATTGCACACTTGCCGAAAGAGTGTTTATGGGTTGCGTCAACAAATAGCACAGATCAAACATCAAATGGTTATTCTGTGGAAAATTGTGTTGTGTTAAATGTAGTTCGTGAAAACGGAACTGGCGGAAGTTATGAGGTTTGTAAGGAAGTTTCTACAAATTATGAACGAAGAGTTCAGGATGTAAACAGTATGTGGTATCCATCCACATCTGAACCAGTATATCTTATAAAAAATGCAAAGGTATATGTATATCCAACGCCGGGTTCTGATCCAAATGCGTTTCAAGTTGAATATGTGGCAAATCCAGCGGTTGCTTATGGCGATTCCGCAATAGGATCATTTCCAAATGAATACGAGCATCTTGTTGTGTTAGGCGGATCGGTGCGTTGTCTACAAAGATTAATGAACGATAATATTGTATCTTTATCAGTTACAGTTCCATCCTCACCTTCTCTTGGCGTGGTATCATATTCAAGTCAATCTCTTACTATATCTGATCTTTCAGTTACTGCGGTTCCTCCAGATGTTCCTTCAGCTCCATCAATAAGTTCGCCGGGGGTTTCTTCTTCTACGATTTCTTTTAGCACGACTGCGCCAGCTTATTCGGCACCGGGAACAGCTATATCACTTCAGGCTTTTAGTGCTTACACAAGCGGTTTGTCGGAAACCGATCCGGGTGTATTAACAATATCATCCGTAAGTCCACCTGTTCCGTCTGATCCAGTAATAAGCTCACCTGATGTTGGATCATCAACAATATCATTTACAACCCCTGTGCCTTCATATGTAAGTCCGGGTGTTGATATATCTTTAGAGTCTTTTGCAAATTATACAAGTGGTTTATCAGAAGCTGACCCGGGAGTATTATCAGTAACTGCCGTACCGCCTGACACACCGGGAACGCCGAGTATTTCTTATTCTAACGCAGCTGTTGGAGATGCAGTTGCAAACGCCGTTGATTCTATAAACTCCGCGCAAGACTCTTTAACTGTGGCAGTAGATTCTATAACAGGCGCTGTTGATCCATATACCGGAGAAACAGATACATCAATGTCTGGTGCCGCTTCTGGGATAGATGAAAGCGCCGCACCAACAAATGCCGGTGGAGCAACGTCAACCGCATCAACCGCTTCTGCTTATGTAGATGTTACAGTCGGAGGTGTGGGTGAACAATTAACTGCGGCTATTACAGATGGAACGATAGGTACAGATGGGGATTTTCAAGACGTTAGTGATTGGTGGGAAGTATTGGGTCACATGATTGAAGATGAAGAAGATTTTGAAATGGCAAATACGCAAGTTTCAAAGATTCGTGCATATATAAATGCTTTTCAAGCACAAGTACAGAACAATTCGGCACAAATGCAAGCCACGATTGAAGATGCAAGGCAATCTACACAAGCATCCATTGCGACAGCTGGTGATGACACAAGAGCATCCATTGCTAATGCGGCTAATGACACAAGTTTAAGAAATGCCTCTATCTCAAGCCAAACACAAGCATCAATTTCGTCACATCAAGCAGATACAAGTATAAAGAGCGCTGGTATAAGCAGTTTAACGAGCGCAAAAATTGCAAAAATGAATCAGTCTACTTCTGCTTCAATTACTAAAATGAGGGAGTCAACAGGAGCATCGGTATCAAAGATGCAACAATCTACTGCGGCGGCTACGGCAAAGATGCAACAGTCTACACAGGCTTCTATTGAGAAAATGCGTCAATCTACCAATGTTAATGTACAGAACGCCGCCAAGACAATGGAGGCTCTAATACAGGATTATGCACAGGAAATTACACTGTATCGTTCACAGACAGATGAGTATCAAGCCGAAGTATCAAAAGAAATACAGGAATATCAGCAAAAATTATCGCACTACCAACTCGAACTGGGTACAGCGGCACAAAACTGGGCAAACGAGCAAGAACATGAAATGCGCCAGTACCAAGTTCGCCAGCAAGATTCGTTACAAGAGTTCAATAAGCAAAACGCTATATATCAAGCTGAACTGCAAAAGGCAATCCAACAGGCTCAAATAAATGCGAACGAAGCAATTAAAGAAGGTGACTTAACACAACAAGCCACTATACAGGATTATGTGCAAACATTAAATAGGTTTTCAGAAGATGTTAACAGGTATCAAGCGGATGTAAACAAAGAAGTTCAAGCCTATCAGCAAAATGCAGCTAAATATCAAGCTGAATTAAATGTTTCTTCTCAAAATTGGGCGGCTGAACAGGTGCAAGAGATACAACAGTATCAAGCACATCAGCAAGACTCATTACAGGAGTTTAATGAGGATAATGCCTTATACCAAGCCGAGCTACAGAAAGCTATCCAGCAAGCACAGATAAATGCTAATGAACTTATTAAAGAAGGCGATATGACCTTACAGGCAACAATACAAGATTACGCTTCTACGTTGAATCGTTATTCTGAAGAGGTAAAGGAGTATCAGGCAGAAGTTAATAAAGAGGTCCAAGAAAAGCAGACCAATGACAATGCGAATTTGAATAAATATCAAAATGACATCCAAAACGCAGTACAACAATCACAGGCTATTTTAAATGATAATAACAATAAACTGGCTAAATATGCTGCGGAGTTACAATCGTATCAAGCTGAAGTAGGTAAAGAGATACAGGAAAACACATTGAAATCACAACAATACCAGCGTCAGTATGATCAGTTAAAGGCAGAATACGAACGAGGCTTACAGGCTCTACCATTACGCTTTGCACAGTATTCGGCTCAAGTGGCACAAAGCTAATGGCAACGAATGATGTTACTGTAACGGTTAAAAACTTTTGCGTACCACAAGAATTAGAGTCTACAGGCGTAAAATGGTACCTTGACAGCGATTGCGGACGTAAACTGTCAGGTAGTGCCGTACTGGCAAGTGAAATGGGGAATACGGTGGCATTTGTGGATTCCACTTCAAGTTTTCCAGTAGATTTAGAAGCTGGCTTTGATTTCTTTTATTTAAAATGTGTATCCGGTAGTGATGTGAAGCTATCTCTGGATGGAGGCAGTAATTATTTAATTTCTTTATCCGTTGGTGAGGCGTTTGCTTCTTATGTAGATAGTTCTGCGGCAGATATAAAATTTGATACCACAGGATCGTCAACAGTACAATATTTAACTATAACATAATGGCACAGGACAGAAAAATACAGTTTGCTACACAGGTAATAGCAAAGATTGAAGCGCAACAGGGAGCGCACACACCAAGCGTTCCCTCAAAAAGTCATAGCGCGGTTCCCGGTTCGCTTGAAGAATATAATTTAACAAAAGCGGGATATACGCGATCTGTGACCTATAGCACAAGGTCTGCCTATCAATATAATAAAACACATACAAGTATTAATAAATCTCTCGGTGGAAATGGTTATATTGACATTAACGCAACACAACCGGGCGACTCTTGGACATCTTTTATATCGCCGCAAGCGACTTGGGATGCAAATGTAAGTAATTGGGAAGCTGTTGACGATACATGGGATGGGATCATTACTATTTCCAGTGCAGTCGTTCAGTTGTCAAGCGATGCCAACGCATTGGCTTTCTGTTATATTAAAAATACTGGTTCAAATACAGTAAAAATAACTTTACAATATGGTGCTGGATCACCAACATACCCTTTTAAACTGGTTGCTGGTTCCAGTATTCACTTTAAAGGGTATAGTACGAATCTTACATTAAACAAAATAGGCGTTGTTAGAGATTCTTCTGACTCAACAATTGAATATGTAATTGCAAAGGTTTAATAATGCCAAGACAAACAAAGGTTATAAGAGATTTTTCAGGAGGATTAAACTCTTTCGGAAATGAGCGCGATATTGAGGACAATGAATTTGCTGTCCTTGATAATTTTTCAGTAGGTTCTGGTGGGTCTTTAAAGACTTCCGGAATAGCTGTTCTCGCTACAAGCGATCCTTTAGACCCATATCCAACAGCGTTAGCCGCAAACGCAAGACCGGGTCATAATCTTTTTGCATTTTCTACAGACAGGCATTACAACGGCAATCAATTCCATACTATATATCAAGAGGGTGAACATTGGGTGGCTTTTGCGGATCATCAAGGTTCTAATAAAGTAAATATATTTGGAAGGTATAATGGTGGATATGAAGCAATAAGCGGTGTGACCGCCGCATCTGATGGTGACGTTACTACTGGTACACACGCATTAGTCGTTGGAAGTTATGTGCGTTTTACTGGTCTTGGTAATACAATGGGTGATTTGCTTAATAACACGATTCATTCCGTGAAAACCGTACCAGACAACACATCTTTAACGATTGAAGAAGATACGTCTGGAAAAACATACGCTGGTGGCTTTGATTATATTAAAGGAGGTCAGCCGGGTTGGATATTATCAAGTGACGAGCCACAACCTTCAGATGATGTTACGACAATGATAGATTATGCTTATGTAGATGGAGCATTGAGAATGTCAAGCTCTAATTTTTATTATAGTGGTCACACAAATAAATGGTGGGGATGGATTGATAGAAATTTATTTATTAATACAAGTCAAACGGATTCTGTAACACCTGAATGGTATGCTGAAGAAGCGCAAATTGGTAAACCGGATTTAGCTACATTTAAAGACGGAGAAACGATTGGAGCAACACCAGCAAACACAGATGCTTATGATCCAGCGTTAATTAGAACTTCAAACGGAAGCAGTACACATTATAGAGATGAAACAGACATGGATGGCGAGCTTGGTGCAAATCCAACAATTACTACCATTGAGGCAATTATATCAATTGAAGATGAAGCTGGAGGTGGAGGCGTTTATAGCGATCTTTCAGCTAAAATAGGAATATCAGGTGACAACGGATCAAGCTATGATGGTTCAGATAACCATACTTGGACATTTTCTGGACGTGGAAGCTCTATACGAGAAGTTTCATGGACAGGAAGTTGGGCGATACCGGACGAAGATCATGGAATATTAACAACCTTAACATATCCTTCTTCGGGGGTTGATTCAACGATTACGATTGAAATTTTAGAAATTAAATTACTAACATCAACAGGAAGCTGGACAGATCACTCTTTAACAGGAAACGAGGTTCATGTTGGTGTAGTTGATGCGAGTTTAACAGGAGCTTCTGGATGGGATACAGATTGGGAAATTGGAGTAAGCCTTCTTTATGATGAAATAAATCAACAAGAAAGCCTTATATCTTTATGTACAAACGAAACGGTCGGTGGAGCTGGTGAAGTTACGTTTGCTTCTGGTAATGCGCTGGATATTGCCGTATTTATTAATTATGACAATGATCATGGTACAGCGGCAAACAATTGGCGAAAGCGCGTTACAGGATGCAAGGTATATATGCGAGAAATTAAATCTGCGGCAAGTAGTGATAAGTCAGAGTGGTTCCCACAGGTTGTATGTGACTTTGTAAAGGGAGAAGTCACAGCGATTGAAAGTGGACACACGCAATCCGCTTATTATGATACAGGCGGTACCCAGCACGTTTTTTACTTGGGTAAACAATATTTAATCAGACCACATAAGCGATCAACGTATGAAATTGAAACTGGGGTGCCAGAAGATGAAGAAGTGACAATGATGAGGTGGAAAACATCTGCGGTTGCAAACAGAAGATTGTATGTTGGTAATATTTTAGTTGGTTATCCAGACGGTAGGGAAGTAAGAATGGGTGACACGATGATAAAATCAGTAGTAAACAAATTTGATTTATTGCCTCTATCCCAAAAAATTGATGTGGTTGTTCAAGATGGTGATGAAATTGTTAAAATTATTGAGTATGCAGATCGTATTTTGCAATTTAAAAAGAAAACTCTTTACATTGTTAATATATCGCAAGATGAAGAATTTTTAGAAGGATCGTATGAGGGAAAGGGTGTTCCTACCAAGTCTGCGGTTACAAAAACAGATTATGGAATAGCGTGGGTAAATCGCCACGGTTGTTATTTATACAACGGCAGAACAATTATTGATTTAATGAACAATAAGAGGGGGAAAAGAGTTATTGGTTCAAGGGAGTGGCGTGGTTTTATAAACGAAAATTCAGATACTCCGTGTAGTGTTGGGTATAGTCAGTCAGGTAAAATTCTTGTAGTGGATGGTAATTCTGATGAAACATCGTTCGTTAATGCGTATGTATATGATTTTAAGGTAGGGTCATGGAGATACCAAACGCTTATGTTATCAGATTATTTAACGCATGGAAGAAGTAATATGGTTCAAAGGTGGGATGGCGAATTAATGTATTCCTCTTATGGGTATTTTCACACACTAAAAGATGAGGGTACTCGACAGGCAAACGGACATATAACAACAAAAGATTATCAATTAGCACCTCCGGGTAAACAGGTAAAATTATATAATATTTATATTACTTATAAAAATACAGATGAAATTAGTAGTGCTGTTACAAGGGTTAGATATGCTACAGATGGGAATAAACATTTTTCTCAATTTAATACAATTTACAAAGATTCGGCAGCAGTCACCGTTTTAGCTTCAACATTTAAATTGCTAAAGAATGTTGGTACCACCGTTGAAACAGATGAAGGGTCTGGCATCGCCGCCGAGGCTACAACAAATGAATTTACGCTTGATAACACTTCCGAGTTAATTGTTGGTGATTATATTACAATTGAATCTGAAGATGAAATAATGAAAGTGTTGGAAATAAAA